TATCGTATATCGGTTTGCCATTATCATCCCACCCTATTTCCTGTGCAATATTCGCAGCATTGTCTTCAAGCCATTGTTGGAAACCCGCATTATCAGAACTTTGGTATAGTGGGTGGTTTAATTCGTCTCGTAATGGTGGTTGACCTGCATCAGTCCATGTTGCAGGGTTAGTAGTATCCGTACCGTCGTTTAACGGAATTGAGTGTGTCGGTCGTGAATTGTTTGTCTGCGGGTTAAGTCCGTCAGCCCCGCTACCACTCAATCTTGGTAATTCAATATTCTGCGGATTGAGACCTGCAAATGGGTGAGCAGCGTATTGTTGCAGTGTAGAAAAGTCAGGACGATTATAATCACCGATACCGCCGTAAATTGACGGCGAAAACTTCTCATTCGGGTTAATTCGAGTGTTGTCCGCAAGCTGGTCACCCAGGGACGGATGAATTAATATACGGTTGTGAGCTGAGAGTTTTACCCCCGCTTGTTGGAAAAGATAAAGCCCGAGAGGTCTAACATATTCTAAACAAGCGTCCGTAGGCACGACTTCAGAGAAGTATACGACGTTAATGTAATAAGGTTCATTTCGCACAAATCGCACTCTTCCCTGTGAATCCTTCAACAAAGCATCCGAGTTAACGCTGACAGCGACAGCGTTATTTGGTAGAGTAGTCTCGTCTAATCGGTCTTCGGTGATTGCCCTCGCTCTCATCTCGGCTTCAAAATTCACAGCGTCCGACTTAACCGTGAGTTTTGGGTCAGCGTTGTGGTCGATGCCGTTATAAGCGACACCGCCTGTATTTTCGTCAACAACTTCAACACCTCGGGAATAAGCGTTACGGAAATTGTCAATGAAATATTGAAATTCTCTGTCTGACACCGCATCCATATTGTCAAGCCCCAAGGACGCCAAATTCGTTAAAGCTCCGATTGTTACCCCTGTTCGACTACCACGGTTATAAATCATACTTGGAAAATGGTAGAGTACAAGGCGATTAAACTGCGGTTGAAATCTCCAGTCGTATACAAACCCCATTCGGTGAGCAAGCAAGGGGATAAGGTTTTCTTGAACTTGAAGCGGGTCAAGATTATCAGTTATACGGTCAGTTTTGTCAGATGTTTCGGAAAACGCTTGGTCGATTGCGTTAAGAAATACTTGAAATTCCTCCGACTCCCGCCAGTAGGTTTCGGGAGTTAGGTTAATAGATTTAATGATTGCCATGATTACCTCCTTGCCGTAAAAATCCTATTCACTGCGAAAATCGTTAATACACTCGGGAGCCACAACCAACGACCGCCAAGGCGAGCCATCGGCAAACCGTCCCATTCTTACAGGGTTTGCGGGTTCTCCGATATACCGTGCAAACGATATGAAATTGAAATAGTCAATATCCATCCCTTCGTCATACTCAATTGCTGGGTGTCCAACCGTCCCTGGGTCATAGAAACGAATATTCTCATCTGCTTCCAGTATAACTTCCGTTAAATCAAGCAACTTTGGTTTCTCGGACATACGAGCGTTTCCGGGAGCATAAGCGATGGAAATTGCTTGTTTGATTTTGTTAATAAGTAACTCGGCATTCTGTTTTGATACAGGGCGGTGAGTGTAGATTGTACCGACACAAAACCAGTTAAACACTCTAATATATCCGAAGCTGATAGTCGCCGTCATAACTTGGAGTGCCTCGTAGTCTGCTCGAATAAGCTCTTGAACTTTATTTGACGGCTTATATCGGTGGAAATGTCCTCCCGTTGTCTCTATATCTGAGTGTAAGTCTGTATCAGTTGTTACCTGTGTCATGTCGAAGTCGTTCCAAACAGCAAAACACATTGCAGTATGTGTTTTGAAGTTGGCATCAAACAGCAATTTCGTCGGGTCTTCGGGGTCGTAGCCGATTGCAGATTCCCAGTCAATAACATAGTTTGAGCGGGTGAAATCACGGTTGGTAATATACTGACCGTTTTTCTTGTCATCGGGTATGAGTGGGTGAGCGTATATCGCTTTATTAATCTCAATAGCTTTCTGACAATCGAGAACAACCCCTGTACTAATTCCCGGACTTGAGAGTAAAAACCGCAAGAAATCATGAACGGTTGACAGAGAGTACCATGTGTTAATATACAGACGTGAATTTTCTCGAGCCTCATTAGCTGTTTCAGGCGATTTACCTGTGAACGTCCAAGTATGCGGTATCTCAATTGTGTTGGGAAGGTTCTGCACCCCGACATACTCCGCAGCCGATTGACCGTTAAAAGTATTGTCTTTACGCCCAACCATTGCCGATATGTCGATATCGTCTGTTTCGTTGATTCTGGCAAGAGTGAGATTTCCGAGCATATTTTCACCGACAGAACCCAAAGCCCCTGTCGTATCTATCCAGTGTACTATAAGACGGTTATTACGCAAATTATCCATTGCACCGAGGTACGGTGAAATCTCGATTTGTGCATTGTCGTATATATCCGTAGTTATCGCAAATCTCGGTTGAGGTTCGATGAATTCAGCAGTCGATTGAAGTTGTACCCAGTTTTGAGTAAAGACGTTGGAGTCATCAGACACCCAAACACATGACTTGTCGATGTGTTGTGACGGAAGCGGAATTACGTAATCATTATTAATTACTTCATTAACCGATACAGCGAAAGACCGTAACGTACCTTCGATACCGAGAACCGAAGCCGACTGAGCGTGTCGAGAGCAGTCATAAGTACCGTCTTCGTTTTCGGGGAACTCAACAACAACTTCAAAAGGTTCAGCAGACAGAGCTTGCCGAGGGTTAATAGAGAAATCTCGATACCGCCGTGAATCCGAGCGTCCCATAGATGACGAGAACGGAATGATGTTGTATATTATTTGCCGAGGGTCTCCGTTTACATCAGTCTCAGCCGTCACGGTTGCAAAATCCTGACCGTTATATCCTAAGTCAAGAACCGCTTTTGAAACAAATTCTTCGGGGAAATCCTTCTTCGACAGATTCTTCAACGAAGTAACTACTTCAACAGGACTTAACGCACCTTCCGCCGTATTCGGGACAACAGGCGGGGGAAGAGTGAAAGATATTTCGGTTTTTGCCGCAGTATACTGAGCTAAGTAGTAATTGTGTTGAGCAAGAATACGAGCTATGTTCTTTCGCTGTTTGACAGAGTCAAGAAAACATTCACCCGCCATCTCATCAAGGGCTTTTGCCGCAATGTTATTAACGGAAGCAATCTGGTGGTATAGTACGTACCCTGGGTCATCTCCTGCCTCAGGACGCCAGAGCTTCGTCATAACTGCTGTATTCGTAATCAAATCAGACAGCGTTGATTCAAAGTCCCGAGACACGTAATTAATTGTCATCTTTGTTTTTAAGTCTTCCAATTCTCGCCGTTTTTCATCCATACGGTTGTGAAAAGCATCGAGATGATTGTCAAATCTATTAAGATTATCCATTATTGATTTCTCCTATCGTTATTTATTCCAGTCTGCCGACCAACGGAAGCTGCCTCGGGTTGTATTCCCGTCCGAATCAATGTTTTCCATTTTGATATCGACCTCAATTTCACTGAATCGGGTAACGATTGCTACCGTGGCTTCGAGTTTGTTCGGAGAAACTTCTTCTGCGTCTCCGTTAACATCTCCGTATTTATTTGCGGGACGTTTAGCCAGTACAGTCATTTCGGGAAACACCATCGGTTCATATTTAGCCAACTGGTCTTTTATCCGTTGTTCCAACAAAGCGTGAGTAATCGGAGTATTGTACCTAAGTTGATACTGAGGAAAACCAACCCCAAAATCAACACCGTTATATAGCTGTCCTGGACAGGACAAAAGCAACAGACGAGTGCGGTTAGTCACACTCGCATCGTCTTCCAAAACTGCCACACGATTTCTCGCACCGTCAAACATACGAGGGAATCGCAGAGAGGTTGTCATAGCCATAATCAAGACCTTCCTTCTATATTAGCACTGCCGAGCAGTGAACCCATTCTATTTACTACTACCCAATCTTCCTTGTTGTTTCTCGTAGACTCCAACATTACGGTTTCGCCGTTTACGAGCGGAGAAGAAAACATTGCACATTGATACTGCGGGAGCTTGTTGTCAGGTATTCGATTATGCCGTTCTTGTGAACCACGGTAATCTCGTATATTTGCCGCACCGTGTATTGAGGGAATCCGCAGTTTTACCCACGTAGTTCCGTCAGGGCGGGTCTCAGACCTACCAACGACTGTTCCGTATATAATCATACCAATACCTCTATTAGAATATTAGATTATCAAACGTGTTTGTCAAGTTACCTAACTCGACTAAACGAGGGGAAATTATATTTTTTGTCTGACTCTGGCGGATAGCTCTATGTAGCAGAGAGTCTCCTGCTATTGTTGCAACAGCGTCTGCTCCATCGGTTGCCCCATTAGCGGCATCATTGGGAGACCCTGTATCAAGTCTTTGACACACCAAAGTTGTAATAAACCGAGTGTCTAAACGATGTGTGACCTCCATAACACGATATATTCCTGATATCGGAGATAGAGAATTGCCTGATAATACGGTAACGGTTACAGGCTGAGCCAGTTCATAACCACGAATATTCCCCGCCATCGTGATTGTTATTTTTGACGAGAACTGTGTAGCTATTGCATTGACATTGTTAATCTCGTTGGCACTGTTAAATACTTCTGCAAGCGAGCCTGAGAACGAGGATACAGACGGTTGCACGGAAGCAATTGAATTACCTGTACCGTCAACAGTAAATCCAATTCGTCCTGTGTTGATATTTTTCAGTGTATAAGCGACTGAATCATAAGTTCCGCTTAAAGAGAAAATGTTGGTTTCGTTTCCGCCGAGAATAAGTTGGTCGTGGTTTTGCTTAACTCGGAGTACGGCATCGGATTTGAAATTGATTTTCCCTCTCTGTGTCATAGTAGGCTCATCTACCCAAAACGAAAAAGTATTAACCGTGTCAGGACGGTCGTTAACGTCACTACGGAAGTATGAAGCCCTTTCTCCCTCCCGCACATTATTAACCAACATACCCATATTTCGCACTCTGTCTGTATTAAGACCGTAGGCTTGGTCGCTGCTAAGTATTTGTGTTGCCAACGGTTGCAATCCGGGGAAATCACCGAAACCGTCTTCTGATGTTCTGTTGCCTCTGACATATCGGGTGAAACTGGTTTGCACTACGCCATGAGACAAGTAGGTTGGCGTGTCCGTGCGGTCTATATCAAGGTCATAATAATTGTCTGCTTTCAAGCTCTTACACAATGCTTCGAGAACCGCCGACGGCTGAACCACCCCACGAATAGCGGGGATTCGGATTGTCGGCATATTAGAAGGAACTGCTGTTTGTCCGTAACCCTTTATCGTGTATTGCAGATACTGTGATTCAGGGACATTGACACCGAACTGCATTGTCCAACCTTCGATATCCATACATTCCAATACTTGACCGTCGGGACTCTGCCAACCCAAAATAATTGACACAGGAATTCCTCGGCGATAGCCTGAGTTCTTCGCCGCTTTCTCTGCTTGATACCACAGCCCCTCAATCGCAGCAATGTTCGCTTTTCTCGAAGCATCACCTACTACGTTGAGGGTTAACTCCCACATAAGAGCGGAGCGTACTGTGGCATTCGATATAGTTATCCCGACGAGTGGGGAAGGAATTTTGAAACCAAGGTCGGTGAGAGATACACCTGCAAGGCTGACAGCGATGAAGGGTATTTCGTCTCTCTGTTTACGCATAGGCTCACTCCTGTCTAAGGTTGAGGGTAAACGGCGGTATTGCCGCCAGCACCTCCCCTTTATTAATCAAATCAAAGAAATTGTCAATTACTGCGAGTTTTGTTCCAGCGTTAACGCTGAAACCATCGGTAATATTATTCATTCTAACAATAACCCAACTGTACATTTCTGAGCCGTAAATCTCTTTAGCAATACGGTCAAGGCGGTTTTCCTGTTCCTGAGTTACGGTATGCCAACGGACAGGAAGCCGAGACCGCCACGGATTAGTTGTTTCCAACGATACGTGGTTTGTGTCTTTATCCGCTATTTGTCTTAAACCTCGATATCGAGACAAGTGCGGAAAATCATAAGGATGGAGGTATTGAATCTTTTTCATCTGTAACTACCACTGCCTTTCCCGCCTATATCTCGGCGAATAGCATCAGCGTTGAGCGGGGTATCAGACACTTCTTGTATAGTGATTTTGAGGTCGGCGAGAAGAGGTTTCAAGTCTTCGCCAAACTCACCATACCAGTTAACACCCACGCTATGTACATGCCCTCGTATTTTGAAATATTCTCCGCATATCAAGGTGACAAGCGGCATATCGACTAATGCCCCAAGGTAATTACAATACGCTGCCGACTGACAATAACGAATAAGGTTTTCACAATGTCCGTCTCTGTAATCTCCACTCCACAATACACGAGCGAGTTTGAATACGGCGGTAACAGTTCTTCCGCCCGAACTCTTGTAGATTTGCCACGGCTCATACTGGTGTCGAGCCTCAGGCATTTCCTCATAGTTAGCGTTGAACTCGTCTGGAATACCGCCGTCAGGGTAACACGGTATCATCATGTATGCTGGTGTAGCTCTGTCGATTGCAATACCTACTTCCTCGGCAAGTGTAATATGCCAATTTCCACCGTTATCACCACTGCCGTTAACTATTTGCGGTACAGTTAATGATTGTGTCATTGCTGCAAAATTCGGCGATGAAAACGGAGCTTGACCTGCGTCAACTGCGTCGAGAGCAGACCTCAGCGTTAACGCTGGCACGGCTGTACCATTACCAACAACTCCGGAAGTTAGAGGCGAGTGGTCAGGGATATGAACTTTATCTGGGAATAAATTCTCTCTCCCCAGTATTTGAAGTTCTTGTAAATCCAGTGTTACGGCTGCTGCAAACGTATCGGTCGAAGTCGCTGCGATTGTTAAAGCTCGTCGTGCATCATTTATCCGCTGATTAATAAATTGATTAGTTATTTGATTTCGTATTTCTGAAGGTGTACCGAGGGGGAACTCAGGAAAATCGGGGTAACGTCCAACAGGCACTCGTCCTGTTTCGACCAAAGCTACACTCTCTGCTCTTGTCATCGGTGCAGTGAGAGCTTGATATCTCTCCCTTACCTGACCTGCAAAATTAGGGTCAGCTCTTAGTCCATTCGTTGCCAGAATACTGTTGGTATCGTTGCCAAATTTATTGCGTACTTGGGTAAGAGTGGTGTTGTGTTCTACCTCATAAAACTTCATATTCTTACCTCTCTCTGACGCAGTTCTTTATAAGTCCCTGCTTCACAGTATGGAGAAGCGTGTACGCTCTGCATAAACCGTACATCTGTGTTGTAGTTCACCGAGATTTCTGTATTGTTCGGATGATTCGGCGGAGCTTGTCGGTGAATTACATTAGTTTCTGCCATTTCCACGTATGTTGCTTCTTTGTTAATAGCAAAAACAGCTTTTTGCGAAGGGAGACCGTAGCCATATATTTCTTCGCCTTTTCGTACATCGAAATCCAACAAGAGGTTGACTTCGGCTATTATGGTTAGAAGTCTGTGTTCCTCTATCTCGTCTTGCCAGTCTGTTCGTCCGACAACAAGCCCGAGAGCGTAAGCATATAAAGTCGGGTCCCAATGTTCAGGCGGTAAATTAGTCATAATATCCCAGAATTTAGCAAGTTTCTCTCCCCACTGACTACGCATATTGAAAGACTCGGGAAACTCTTCGTACTCCACGTTAATCCCCGCTTCTTTCTCGATGCGAAACTCCGCTCTGGGGTAAGGGTAAGCGGTCAAGAGCTTACCACTTTTCCAACTCTTCTCTGTAATGTAGTAATTGGTATGTTCGTTCGGTCGAGTTCTTAATATCTGTGTGCATTTCCGAGGGTCTGGCGTTTCATTCGTGCTGTCGGCAAGTTCTTGCCGACACTTAGCACACATATCATCCAAGCTATTGATTGTTGCCCGAGTATAGATTTCTGTTACAGGCGGTTGTTCCTCAACCCATTCTGCCGAAGTTCCGGGAATTTCTTCCAACTGTCCAAATTTAGGATTGAGAAGAGCGTCCCGAACCTCGTATTGTGTAATATGCGAAGCAGGGCGGTCAGGTAAATAACCGCCGTAACGCAACTCTCTTATAACCATGTTAAACAGCGTGTAACCGTCAGGCATATGATTAGGTCGTTTTGGTTGCTTATCTCCTGGTATACCATAGGGGAATTGCGGGTATACCATTGGACTAAAATTCCCCTCTTGTTTTCTCATTAATGTTGGGGAAAGTAAGGCTTGCCAATTGACTTGACTCATCCTCATGTCCTCCCTTTAACATACACAGGTGTGTTTGCCGCCCAAGCGTTATTTAGGGCGATATTTTTACGAGCTTCTTCAGTGCGGTCTACCACGTTGTCAATTTTTTCCACCTTTTGAAAATGGATTAACACCGTTCCGCCTCGAACACCGATTTCGTTGTCCTCGGCAATTGACTCGGTGGCAATATTGACGTCCATCTCCATAAACATCCAACCATCACCACGTTCATACATAGTAGTTATTTTTCCTTGAAGACTAATAGAGTCTTTCAACGCTGCTTGCGGTATTTGATTTACACTTCCGAAGCTTATTGCTACAGGCATCATAAACGTCATCCCTTTAGCAGGTTCAAGTATATTCATGTTAAATTGCGTTGTGGCGTTTCTCATTTGCAACCCTATAGCAGTGATAATTCCACTCGGTGAAAACTGTAAGTCGCAAATTCGTGCTTGAACATTAACTCCAGCCTCTCCAGGACTGAATGTTGCGAGTGAAAACCAATTGCTGTTTCCGTGGAAATGTACAGTCATTTGGTCGGCAGTTGTGTACTCAGAACCGTTAACAATTAACCGCCCTGTCGGGTCACGTTCTTCGTGTCTGAATACTTCGGGATATTCCCGTACCCGAGCAGTTGCGGCAAAGAACTCTTTGTACCAAAAGCGTATTCCGAAAATACCTGACCGAGTTCCGACAGTAAGAGCTTGCTGTATTATTGAAGCATCGTAGTACAACTCGCTGTTTCTTATTGCGATTTCGAGTTCCCCAGCAGTATTGTCGATAATACGGATACGGTCACAATCAGTGAATTGTACAGGGATTGCATCCGCACTGCCTTCGAAAATAAAGGTCGTACTGCCTTGGTATACGGAGCCCATAACGATATTAAGAACCTCATCTGACCGAGCAACACCGCCTGAGTCATCTCTGTCGGGCAGCCAGACTTTAA